AAAACAATTGGAAGAAGGAAAAAATCCTGTATCTTTGTTTATTGAATCAGAAATTACAAAAATCGTGGAAAGAAACTTACCTCCGAGAATTACTAAGGGTGACTTATTGAAATACCTTTCAGAAGCAAACGCACCATTGACCGCACCTGTCAAACCTACTACTAAACCCGACACAAAACCTCGGACAAGACCATCACACCCTGGCAAAAATCCAAGACCGGGAGAACAAATTGACCCAAAAGCTGGTGAACCAACTACAGCACCAACTAAACCAATTACTAAACCTGACACGAAACCAAGAACAAGACCTTTTCATCCCGGAAAAAATCCGAGACCAGGAGAACAAATTGATCCTAAAGCAGGAAGAATATCTCCTGAAGATGCAAAACAAGAAGTAATTGATGTTATCTTAAATTTATTGAAATAATAAAATGGCGAAGATTAAAGAACAAATAAATTACGGGGATAGACCCGAAAGAATGGACCCAAGATTAGAACGAAAATTGGGAAGTCCTGAAAGTTTGTATGCGAATAATCCTGCAATGAGAAAGGGGGCAGCGGATGTTCAAAGATTGGTAAGTTCAAGATTCGGAAAAGTTGCCGATAAATTAAAACAAGTGACTGGAGTACAGGATATTAGCTCTCAACAAGTTCAAGGAATGCTTTTTCAAGAAATGATGAGCAAAGTTCCAGGAATAACAAGAATTGAAGGAAGACATAGAGAAGAATTAGAACAACTTGCAATTGATGCATGTTTAGAAGAAACTCAAGTTCCTGCAGATTGGTTTACGATTGAGGCATTATTGAATAGAGCTCCTATTAATATTTCGGATTTCAGAATGCAAGCTACTAAACCAAAGAAAAAGGAAGATAAAGAGACACCTGAAATTCCTTCTTTTGACGTTGAAAACCTAACTGACGAAGAAGTGATGGAACTGGAAATTCATAAAAGAAATATGATTAACGCTCTTGTTCAAGGATCAGCAAAAAAGGGACATTATATTTTTCAAAAACCTGAAATTAAAGAAAGGTTGGATGAAATTGACCCACAATTATATCCCGCGTATTTGAAAATTATGTCAATCAATGACTTCATGTATTTTTCTATGGAACAAATGATTGAAATGATGTCTCAAACAGGAAATGGTGTTGCTGGAAAAGTCAAGTTAGAAAATAAAGATGAAGACGAAGAAGAAGGTGGTGAGGGTGAAGATGAACCAGATACAAAAATTGTTGCGGAAGGTCTAATATTCCCAATTTTGTGTCATGAAATAATCAAAGGGTTAGAGGAATCTATTGCAAGACACGGATTACCTGAAGATCCGGAAATGTCTCAACAAGTTAGAGGAGTAACGGATGTTTTATCAAACGAACCGATGCAACTTAGAATTGGTCCTGAAATTGTTGAAAAATTAAGGTTTGCATTACCTGACGAAATGTTTGACGATGTGAACAAAGGATTGGTACCTTGGTTTTATTCAATTCTTTACAAGACAGAAGCTAAAGAATTTTTAGATATCATTGGTAATGCAATTTCGGAAGATGAATCAAAAGTAAGGAAGGCGACTGCAAAATTCAAAGAAATTATGAAACAAGCTCAGCAGTCGAAGAGTGAGTATGATGATTTCAAAGGAGAAGAAGGATCTGAAGATGAAGATGATGATTTAGACCAACTTTATAGAGATTTGGGAATCCCAAGACCATAAAAATCAGAATATGATTTTATTTTGTGAATAAAGAACAATTAATTATAGAATATACGAAGTGTATGAGGAATACCCCTTATGCACTTCGTACTTATTTACAGACATACGATAATACAGTTTCAAAGTATGTTCCGTTAGAACTTTTTCCCGACCAAGTTTCACTACTCGAGGACTACGAAAAATACAACGAAAATATTGCCTTAAAATATAGACAAGCAGGTGTGTCAACCGTGACCGCAGCTTGGTCTTCAAAAAAACTCGCCTTTGCTAGAAAGGAAAAACCTGAAAAGATTCTAATCATTGCCAACAAATTGGATACCTCAGTTGAAATGGCGAATAAGATTAGAGGTTTTATTGAACAATGGCCAACTTGGGTCGGGATAGCATTTTCTGCTGAAAAAAATTCTCAAAGACATTTCAAACTCAATAATGGATGTGAAGTAAAATCTGTTGCAACATCTAAAGATGCGTTGAGAGGTTATACTCCTACTATTCTTATTTTTGATGAAGCGGCATTTATCGAGGCTGATGGTGACTTCTGGTCAGCTTGTATGGCATCACTATCTACAGGTGGTAAAGTTATTGTGGTATCAACTCCAAACGGATACGACCCAATCTATTATGAAATCTACGACCAAGCATTAAGAGGTATGAATGATTTCAAAATCTCAGAAATGTTTTGGTACAGAGACCCTAGATATACAAAGGATTTGTATATGGTCAAAACAAATGATTTGGTTCATTATTTACTCAACAGAGAAGATTATCCAATAGATACCGTTATTGATTTAAGTACAGATAGTCCATACGAAAGAGACCATGGCATAGTTACGGATTATATTGAAAAGGGTTACAAACCTTGTTCATCATGGTTCGAGGGGATGGTAAAGAAACTTAAGTATGACCGACGTAAAGTTGCTCAAGAATTGGAATGTAATTTCTTGGGGTCGGGTGATAACGTATTCGATTCTGATTTGATGCAGAACATTGCTAAAAATCAATTACAAACACCCCAAGCAAAACTTATGGGTAATGCTTTATGGATTTTCAAGGAGCCTGTAAATGGTCACAAGTATGTAATGGGTGTTGACGTTTCTCGTGGTGATTCAGAAGATTTTTCATCCATACAAATTATTGACTTTGATGAACGAGAACAAGTATTAGAATACGTTGGAAAGATTCCTCCAGATGTATTAGCTGAGATTGCATATAAATGGGGAACAATGTACAATGCATTTTGTGTAATTGATATAACTGGTGGTATGGGAGTTTCGACTGCAAGAAAAATGCAAGAATTACAGTACCAACCAGGACTTTATGTTGATGGAGTTGACACATCTAATAAGTGGAAGTGGGATCCAAAGATAAATGACAGAATTCCTGGAATTAACTTCAATACTAAAAGAGTTCAAATTATTGCTGCATTTGAAGAAGGTGTTAGACATGGATTCAAAATATATTCTCATAGGACATATAACGAGATGAATACCTTCGTCTATATAAATGGAAGACCTGATCACCAAAAAGGTCAACATGATGACTGTATTATGGGATTATCAATGGCAATTTATATTGCAGAAAAATCATTTCAATCATTAACAAAAGTTGTTAACCATACTAAGGCAATGTTAAATTCATGGGCATCAGTTGTGAATGAGAATAAAAATACTTCAGAATTTTTTAATCCAATGGTACCTCAAATGGGTAGAGACCCAAACCTAAATAATAATGGTGCTAGTAAAGCAGATTATCAAAAATATGGTTGGTTATTTGGTGCTAAATAACTATTTATATTATCAGGGTAAATAGTAACATTACGTATGGCAGAACAAAATATGACAGTTTGGCAAAGATTGTCACAAACATTTGGACCGAATTCACTTCTCAATCAAGATTATCCAACATTCAAGTTTGATAAAAAGGAACTCCTGCGAACCAAAAGTAGAGAAGAATACGAAAAAGAAAAACTTCAAGCACAACAAACATATTACCTTACCAATCAATGGTCGAAGGTAGAAAACAACCTTTATTCACAGGCTATTTACTATGAACCAACAAGGTTATCTGCACAATACGATTATGAGTCAATGGAATATACTCCTGAGATTTCAGCCGCGTTAGACATTTATGCTGAAGAATCCACTACAACAAATGAAGATGGATTCATATTACAAATTTATTCCGAATCAAAAAGAATAAAAGGGGTATTGGCAGATTTGTTCAATAATGCTTTAGATATTAATACTAATATTCCAATGTGGACACGAAACACCTGTAAGTATGGTGATAATTTTGTGTACCTTAAATTAGACCCTGAAAAAGGAATTGTCGGATGTCAACAATTACCAACAATAGAAATTGAGAGACATGAGGTTGGAGCAAGTGGCAAAATATCTGTCGATGTTAAAAATGAAGTTGATAAAGATAGAAAAGCATTACACTTCACTTGGAAGAATAAAAATATGGAATTTCAGTCATGGGAAATTGCTCACTTTAGATTATTAGGTGATGATAGAAAACTCCCATACGGAACATCTATG